TACGCGAAGCTCTAGGCGCTGAGGATATTACACAGAAGGTAGCTCTGAATCCCTTAGTCTCTAAAGTCACTGACTATCTAAGCGAAGCAGAATCTTCTAGGCTCCCTTGGGAAGCACAGGGCCAGAAGAACATTAAGTCTTATCGAGGTGAGGACGTGGATACGTTCCGTGAGTCTGAGGACCCTAATAAGCACGTATACATAAGAACAACTACTGTTAAGACTAGAGCAGCTTACAGTCAGATCATGGAAGCTATCATGCAGAACTCAAGGTTCCCATTGATGGCAGAAGCTACTCCGCAGCCCTCAGGTATTGCTGAGTATGCATCTACACAAGGAAAGCCTACAGAGCCAGAAGGCTTAGGTTTCGAAGGAGATGGCTTTCAGTTATCAGCTGATGGTATGTCCTTCCTAGAAGACCCTAATCATCCTCAGTCAGGCCTGCAGTTTAAAGAGGGACATGATCCTTCTGGACAACAATCATTCATTAAGCCAGCAGAGAGAGCTGTAGAGACTCTTAACAAGATACTACAAGACCAACTAGAGGAATCTAATGCTCATACGGAACTGAGGAAATCAGTGTTTGAGGCATGCCTAATAGGCACAGGAGTTATGAAAGGAATCTTTACTGAGTCTAAGGTACATCATAAATGGATCGAAGGTAAGTATAGTCCCGAAGAAACTAAAGTACCTAAGATTTCACATGTCTCAGCATGGGACATATATGTAGATCCTAATGCTGAATGCATAGATGATGCCGAATGGGTCATAGAAAGACATAGATACTCTGCTAAGCAAATGAGAGACTTAAAGACTAAAGCTTTCTTTGATAAGACAGAGATAGATAAATGTATAGTAGCAGGTTCTAACTATACAGATAAGTCTTTCGAGCAGACAGTTAGACATGAAGACATCACTCTTAATAGAGGACGTCTATGGGAAGTGTTAGAGTATTGGGGATATATTTCTTCAGACGAAGCACGTACCGCTGGGCTTAAGTTTAATCCAGCAGATAACCCAGACCAAGTACAAGTAAACCTTTGGGTATGTCAAGGACAGATTCTACGTATAGTAGTTAATCCTTTCTTACCACAACGTTTACCTTACTATATATTTAATTACGAAAGAAACCCATATCATCTATATGGTGTTGGTGTTCCAGAAGCAATGGAAGACTCACAGAAGATGATGAATGGTTTCGTCCGATTAGCTGTAGAGAATCTTGCTTTAGCAGGTAATATGATCTTTGATGTAGATGAGACTTTATTAGTTCCTGGTCAAGACATGTCCCTGTATCCTGGTAAGATCTTTAGACGACAAGGTGGACAAGCTGGTTCAGCGATAAACGCCGTTAAGTTTAATAGTACAGCGAATGAAAACATTATGATGTTTAGAGAGATGAGACAATTGGCAGATGAAGGCACAGGGATACCCTCGGTCTCCCACGGTCAAACAGGAGTCTCAGGTACTGGACGAACTGCTAGTGGTTTAAATACCATATTAGAAGGTGCTAGTCTAAACATAAAGACAGTTATACGAAACATAGATGATGACTTACTACAGCCATTAGGCCAGATGTTATTCCACTGGAACAATCAGTTTAATTCTGATAAACTTCCTAAGGGTGACTTTGAAATAATTGCTACAGGTATAAGATCATTTACTAAGCAAGAGATTAAGACACAACGTCTACAAACATTCTTAGCGCTATCAGCGAATCCTGCTGTAGCTCCTATGATTAAGATGCCTTATATTATACGCGAACTAGCTAAAAGCATGGACTTAGATCCTAATGCCATACTAAACGATATGGACGAAGCTAAAGCTTACGCAGCTATAATTGGTGCTGCCGGAGGAACGCAAGGCCCTCCAGTCCCTGAAGCCCCAGCGGGTGAGAATGGACAACAAGGTAACACAGAAGGCATAGGAAACGTAGGAGGTATTAATGGAGATATCGCGGGAGCAAGTACTCCTCCAGCTTAAACCCTTAGTGGTACATGGCTCTTGGAGTACATTAGAATCCTTTCTTTCTTATGAGAGAAAGATACTACTAGAACAACTTATAAAGTGTGAACCTGAGAATCTTAAGAACCTCCAAGGCCAAGTACAGGCATTGGATAAACTTCTGAGACTGAAGGATCACATAACTAATAGTCAATAGAAACCCTACTGACTCAACTAAATACTAGTACACTTGAGACCTTTGGAATCTTCGGATACCCTTGGGCGTGAGACCTAGAGGAGATTAAATATGCAAACTGAACAACTACAACGCAATAGCTTAATGGGCAACACCGCTTACCGTAACCCTTCCATTACACAGGAAGCTGCGGATCATGAGGCGTCGCTAAGTACACCGGAAGGCCAACCGAATACTACTGACAACGAGCAGCCAGTGCATGACTGGGAAAAGCGTTATAAAGACCTGCAATCACATAGCAGTAAGAAACAGAACGAGTATAACTCTGATGTAGCTACGTTAAAACAGGAAATGGAACAACTACGAATTGCACAAACACCTACCTTTAAAGCTCCAGTCACGGAAGAAGAGATGGCAGCATTCAAGGTGAAGAATCCAGAGACACATGATTTCATGTTGACTATGGCCCATAAGATTGCTAAGGAGCAAATGGGTACTGTTGACAACAAGATTGCATCACTGGAATCGGGATTACAGAACGCACGTGCAACAGAAGCAGCTGTTCATATTAATGCAGCGCATCCTGACTGGTCTACAATTAAGGACTCTCAAGAGTTCCACTTGTGGGCTGAGCAACAGGATACTGTGATACAAGCATGGATTTATGACAACCCAGACAATGCCGCTAATGCGATTAGGGCAATCAACCTTTTTAAGGCTGAAGTCAAACAGGTTGTTCAACCAAACGCACAACCAACCTCCGCAGCGGATTCTATAGGTATTAATAATACTGTAGAGGCCACGGGTACAAATCGAAGTGCTCCTGACTATGTTTGGAAAGACTCAGAAATCGCAGCAATGCGTGCTCAAGAGTTTGCCAAATGGGAAGAGACTATTGATTTAGCTATCAGCGAAGGAAGGTATGCACCAAACTTATAATTAAAGAGGAATTAAACAATGGCATATTTTGAAGGCTCAACGGCTACCAACTTTGGTAACACGTCACCTACAGGTGCATTTAGCCCTACTATCTTTGCACAGAAAGTACTTATGTACTTCCGTACAGCATCGGTAGTTGAGGGAATTACGAATAATGACTAAACAAATGGTCCTTTAGGCCGCGAGGTCTATCGAAAATTCCGTGAATTGCTGGGAACTCTAAGGCTCATACAGTGAGTGCTATGACAATCAGCAGCCGAGCCTATCTACGGATAGGAAGGTTCAACGACTAATTTACTAGATAAAACTAAACCAGTCTTAATGACAGGAGATATAATGAATAAACAGAATAAAGCACGATTAATAGGTATGGTATTAGGTGATGGGTGTTTAAAGGTAAAGCAACGTGGATACGTTGAGCTAGCTATAGAACATACTCCTAGACAGAAAGAGTATCTAGAATACAAACGGGATCTACTTCATTCAATATTTGGAGGTAAGATTCCTGCTATACGTACAGAGAAACATACATTAAGTAATGATAAAACATATACTGGGTATAGATTCTCTAAGCAACATAAGTACTTTAAGCAGCTTAGGCGTTTGATATATTCTAATGATAGTAAGAAATTCTATACAGAGAAATTATTACAGTATTTAAACCCAGAAGCATTATCTATGTGGTATATGGATGATGGTGGTTTAGTTGTTAATTTAAACAACGAAGGTAACGTTAGTTCCTTTGAAGTTAGATTATATACTTACTGTTCTCTAGAAGAAGCCCTTACGATCCAGAAGTACTTTTATGATACATACGCTATTACTGTTAAGATACCTAAGTATAACAAATCAGGATCTTATAATATAAGAATGAATACTACAGAAGGTAGAAAATTCTTAGCTTTAACTGAACAATTCATTGTTCCTTGTATGAAATACAAATGGGACATCTCTAGTAGAACACGAGCTCGGAACATCTCTATATATGATGGAGATGATGATATAGTCTGAACCCTAGGTAAACTTAGGGAACTAAAGTTTAAATGGCTTTAGGATAACAAGATTGATTTTGGAGAAATCTCTGGCTTCGGCGATACCGTACGTATTATCAAAGAACCAGTAATCACTGTAGACGCATACACGCGTAATCAAACGGTCACTAGTCAAGCACTAGCAGATGATGAGATTACAATTACACTTGATAAAGCGAATAAGTTTGCTTTCCAAGTAGATGACATCGAAGAGAAGTTATCACACATTAACTGGCAATCACTTGCTACTGGCTCAGCTACCTACGCTCTTAAGAACGCTTATGATAAAGAAGTTCTAGAGTTCATGGCAGTCCAAGCTCAAGCAGCTAACATCGTAGAAGCAACTGGTGGTACTGCGTTAACGCATCTTACTGCTGCTGTTGAGAATACTAATAACATTCTAGGCTTCGGTACTGGCGATATTGACCCATTGAACATGTTGTCTAAACTAGCTCTTAAGCTAGATGAAGCAGAAGTTCCAGAAGAAGGCCGCTGGGTAGTTGTTAGTCCTCGCTTCATGGAGCTAATTGCTCAAGTTGATTCGAAGTTACTATCAACTGATTACAAC